TATGGTTAGAGTATTAATGTTTGGTGCTGAAAAGTATGACGATCATAATTGGAAGAAAGGACTCAAATATACAGAAATATGCGAGAGCCTTCAAAGACACTTAAATGCTTTTATTGATGGTGAAGAGAATGATCCAGAAAGTAAGTTGTCTCATGTTGGACATATATTGTGTAATGCAATGTTCTTGTCTTATATGAGTATGTTTAAGAAGGATATGGATGACAGGTATATTGATCCTAATACTGCTTCTCCAAAAGAGTTCATGGATACTGATGAATATAAGAGTTATATTTTATCAGAATAAGTAACGTAACCAGCGGTTAGTTACCCGCATTAATAATTTAAAAAATGAAGAATAAATCAAGTTTTGTAAACGGAATAAAGATAATGATATTGATATCATTAAGCTTTATTGCATTTATAGGTTTAATAGGAATAATATCACATTTAATATGCAGATAAGAGAATATAAATTACCGTTTAAAGCAATATTAGCAATTGATTTTGACCTTACTATATGTATGAGTCATTATCCTGCGTTGGGAGAGGAAAGAGATAATGCTGGTAATATTATTAGGAAATTAGTTCAAGAAGGATATGGAATTGTGATTAACACCTGTAGAGAAGGATTGGCTTTAGCTGATGGCATCCACTGGTTAGAACATCACAAAATACCATATCACTATATGAATTGTAATTTCCCACATTTAATTAGCATGTTTGGTGCAGATTGTCGTAAGATTTCTGCAGATTTATATATTGATGATAAGTGCCTAACTGGATTGCCCAGTTGGTTAGAAATTTATAATATTTTAGATAATAGAGAATGGCAAAAGTAGAATTAGATATCAGTGAATATGAACTGATGAAAGAAAATGCTAATCTTCTTGAGAAATCTCTGAAAAGAGAGAAGAAGTTAAATGACAAGTTGGATAAAGCCAACAAAGAGAAAATTGAAGCTCTGAAGTCTAATGAAAAGATTGTTACTATTGTTCAAAGGAAAAGTGTCTCAACTATGGTTAAGACTCGAATGCCTGTTGTTGACATTAGAAGACATCTTAACCTTAAGATTAATCAAGTTATCAGAAGAATTATTTCTGAAGCTCAAGGTGGAATGCATAAGAATTCAAGATTTATGGGTGATACTGATCATTTCGGGATGCATCGTGGTAATCATGAGCCATTGAGACACATGACTCGTGATTTAGATCATTTAATTGATTATGTTAGTCGTGAGTATGATTTCAATGCAGAGAATTTACATGATTTATTTTACAAGGAAGATCAACAGGTTACTGCTGATCATCCTGAAGAAATAACAATGCGAGGTCTTGACCAAGTTTCTGCTGATATGAAAGCTGAAGCACTTGATGAGTTGAAGAAAAACGCAAGAGAAGCCTTAACTCTTAATCCAATTTTAGAGAAAGAAGCAAGAGACGCGAAGGATGAATTAGAGAAGACTCAGAGGGCATTAAAATCTGCAAAAAGTGTTAGTACTAAGAAATCTCAAGAGATTGAGGAACTTCTTGATGAAAATGCTAAAATTCAAGGACTTATCAAAGATAATGCAGTGAAATTAACTCATATAAATTTGGTAGTTTCACCAGAAATCACTAAATTTGGTAACAGAAATAAATTACTAGAGATTAAGCAAATTTTAAGCGTTAAAGATGAGTAAAACAGATTTTTTTAAAAGAAAGGAAGTTGATAAAATTGAGCTTCCTGAACACGGAGAATACGAACCAACTAATTTTGACAATGACATGAATGCTTGTGGAATCACTGATATCGAAGGGTTCCAAGCTAGACATGCAGAGCTATTTAATAATTTAGTTGTTGACTCTAAAACAGAGAACCCAGTTGCAACAGTAACCAAGGGGGTTGAGGAAGCTTTCACTAAGAGAGAGATAGCTTTTTTAATGTCTAAGGACTTACTTCTTGCATCATACAATGAGAGTGTAGAATCATTAAAACAAGAAAAAGAAAATGGCTAACAAAATTTTAGTAACAGGTTACAGTGGAACAGGAAAGACCTGGTCATTAGGAACACTAGATCCAAAAACAACATTTATTATCTGTCCAGATGAGAAGGCTTTGCCTTTTAGAGGATGGAAAAAGAACTATGTTTCTAACATGGATTCTCTTGGCTTAAAGCTAGATGCTAAAACATCTAACTTTTACAAGACAACCAATTGGGGTGAGATAGTTTCTTTAATGAATTTTATATCAAAGAACAGACCTGACATTAATACGGTTATCATTGATACTATAACTTATGCAATGATTGCAGAGTTTATGTCTAAAGCTAAGACAGTTGGATACGCTAAGTTTACAGAGATGGGTGATAATGTTTACAAGACATTAAAATCTATTGATGGACTTAGAGAAGATCTTACTGTTGTAGTTATGGCTCACACAGAAGTTAAGAGTTTTAATGGAGTTGACAGAACTGTATTTGGCGTACCAGGTGGTAAGTTAGTTCAGGATGTAGTTAAGCCAGAAGGAATGTTCTTATACATCTTAGAAACTGTTGTAGAGAAGAAAGGTAATGACGTAAGTTATGGTTTTATGACTCAGAACAATACAACTAACATGGCTAAGAGTCCAGAAGGAATGTTTGCAGGACAAATTATTCCTAATGATATGAAGGCTGTAATAGAAGCAATCCGTAAGTTTGAAGACGGAGAATAAATTCAAACAACAATAATTTTAATTTTAATTTTAAATAACATAGTAAAATGAGTGTAACAATAATTTTTGGCACAAAGAGATTAGGTCAATCAGTAGCACAAGCTACAAGTGAGAAATACCCTGACCAAGCAGTAATAACTGTTGAGGGTTTAAAAGGAGCTAAGAAGTCTCGAAGAATTTTAATGAATACTAAAGCTGCAGAATTACTTGGAGCTGAAGTAGGAGAAGTTCAAGAGTTTGTATTTGCTTCTGTTGAAATGGGTGAAAATGAACCAAACCAAGTATTGATTGCTAATAGAAGTACAATTGAGGATGATGTTGATGTAACTTACAAAACTTCTAAGAACAAAGTATCCTATGGTGAAGATTCTTCTGAGAAAGGTAAGGCTATCACTTCTTCTCATGCTTGTAATGAAATATTCAGCTTCTTAGGATTAGATGATACATCTAATGTTGAGTTTGAATTGAATGCATTCGAAGCTAAAGAATTAGAGGCTTTCAGTTTAGACGCTGTTGGAACTGTTGTAGAAGCTCCTGCTGTTGTAAATAACGAGGCTGTTGCTGATACTCCTGTTTTAGAAGCTAACAATGGTGAAGTTACTGGTGCACAATTGCAAGAATTAGTGCAAGCTGAGGTTGCTAAGGCTGAAGAATTGAATCCAATATTTGATACTCAAGGAGACGCAGGAGAATCTGATGGTGCTGATGCATTAGCAGATGCAGTTGAGAATGAGCCAGCATTAGAAATTGCTGATGCAGTAGCACCTGGAGATTGGGATTAATTTAAAAATAATAATATAGGTTAAGAGGCTACACCTTAAGTAGCCTCAATTAAATATTTAGAAGACAATTATGAGTGGATTTGGAAAACAAGTAGAAGTAGGTGAAGGAAGTGTAAGAGCGTTATACTCTGGAGCTGAAAATTTCAAAGTAGTGGCAGTAAACCCTACAAAAGTTGAGCTAGAGGCTCTTTATGGTCGTGAGATCAACTTCGATCCAGAATATATAGGTACCACGAAGGTATCTGATTCTGATGGAGAAAGAGAAGTGCCTCAAATTAGACTTGATTTTTATCTTGCTAATGAAGAGAATACTGTAACAACAAAACTTCAGTTTTATGTTGCAGATACTCATCACAAATCTCAAACCGGAAAGTACAAAGTAATAAACTCTTTCGGAAGAGATACGTGGTTAGATCAAGATGCTATCAAGAGCAAGCAAGTGCCAGACAATATGTTTTGGTATAGTGCTGATGGTGTAAAAGTTGCTAAGAGAGGTGAGGTAGAATTAATCTCTTTCCTAGTGAACTTATTAAACCTTCCTTTTAACTTAGACAAAGTGGATAATGTATCTGAAGCTTATGCTAAAATTGATAAAGATGAATGGACTAAAATCTTTACAGGAGATACAACTTTACTACGTACAGTAGTTAGTTCTACCGCTAACAAGATTGGAGTTTTATTAGGTGTTAAAACTAAAGGAGATGGGAAGTTAATTCAAACAACTTACAACCGTCATACTTTACGTCAGTATGTAATTGCTGGTACTAGAGCTGACAAATTCAAATATATCCTTAAGGATTTAGATGAAGCTGTTGCAGCAGGTGCTTTTGGTAATGTAAACTTTGGCCCGAGAGATTTATCTCTACGTGAGTTTGAGATTACTCCAACAGAAGTATCCACTGAAAATACCAGTCAATTAGATGTATTTGCCGTTGCAGAAGCTCCTGCAGATGGAATCACCGAAGGTGATGATGACTGGTTAGATGGCTAGGATTTAACATCAATATTATAATACAATGAGCTATAAATTAATTTTTATAGCTCATTTTTATTAACCTTAAACACAACAATATGGCTTTTGGAAAGAGTAAAGATCACAAGAAATTACCTAACAGTAATGACATATTAAGTGCTGTTTCAGATTTAGAGATATTCGAAATGTATCTAGGTGGAATACCGAGAAAGGCAATTAGCAGTCCATTAAGAGAGGACTCTAAGCCTTCTTTTAGTTTGTTCCATAGCGATCAACATAATAAGATATTCTTTAAAGATTTTGCAACAGGAGAAACAGGAGATTGTTTTCTTTTCGTGATGAGACTATTTAATTTACAGAGCAAAGTTGAGACATTCAACAAAATTGCTTCTGATTTTCAATTAACTCAATTCGAATTAAATCCTCCTATTTCGTATTCTTCCCCAAAAAAGCCCTATGTGTCTAAGAGTAACAGAAAGAAGTCTATTAAATCAGATAGAATCAGAATAAGTATTCGAACTAGGGATTGGAAGATCCGAGATAAAAATTACTGGAGTGGCAAATATGAATTGACAAAGGATCAATTGGAGTACTGCAATGTATTTCCAATATCACATTATTTCATTAACGGTTATTGCACCAAAGCTGATGATTTAGCTTACGCATTCGTTGAAGAAAAAGATGGGATACAGACCTTTAAAATATATCAACCTTTCAATCAAAATGATGAAAAGTGGATTAACAATAATGACTTTTCTACTTGGGAATTATGGACTCAGTTACCAGAAAAAGGTGACATCCTAATAATTACGAGTAGTAGAAAAGATGCCATGGTTATAAAAAGTCTTTTTCCTTCAGAAACTATTACAGCATGCTCACTTCAAAGTGAGGGAGTAAATCCTAAGATGAGTGTAACAGACGAACTGAAAGGTAGATTTAAAGAGATCTTTGTCTTATATGACAATGATTATACAAATGATAAGAATCCGGGCAGAAATGCAGGTCAGAAGTTATGTGACATGACAGGGTTCTTACAAATTGAAATATCTACGGATGTATGTAGGCAATATGGAATTAAAGATCCATCAGATTACCTTGACGCGATCAGTAGTCCAGAATTAAAGCACTTATTAGTGACATTAATTAAGGAAAGACTGATAGTATAAGAATTAAAAAAAATAATATAAACATTTAAAAATTTAGAATCATGATTGAAAGACAAATTTCAACTAATTTAATGAAGAAGGAAGAAACCTTCAAAATAATGGCTTTGGGAGAAGCTGTAAACACTCCAATACTATTAATTGGCCCTCCAGGTGTTGCTAAGACTGCCGCTGTTATTGATTATGCAAAAGCTAGTTTAGGTAAGTTAGGTGGTAATGATTTGTTTTTATTAGAAACAGATGAAGGCACTAGGAGTAATGCTATCAAGGGTAATGTGGATCTTGAAGCATTGACTACTACAAATAAATATAAAATTAACTCACCAATTACACTTGCTAAGGTTGTTGTTATTAATGAGGTTGATAAAGGATCAGCTTCAGTAAGAAACAGCCTGTTAGGTATTATGAATGAGAAAGTTTTATTTAACGGTACTGAAAAAGTTCCTTGTCAATGGCAAAACTTTATTGCTACCTGTAATTCAATTCCAGATGATGAGGTTGACTCACCATTTTGGGATAGATTTTTAATCACCCATGAAGTAACTAGACTATCTCAATCAGATATGTTAAATTACTATGCTGCAGGTGGTAAGAAATTTAATCAGAATCATACAATCTATTTACCAGAGCAATCTGATATTGATAGTATCACTTTAGATGAAAGTAAACTAAAGAAAGTATTGGATGTGACTCATGCTGATTTATCAGATAGAGCTTTATCATTCTTACCAATTTTAGTTAAAAATGTAATGTGTGTTTGGAAAATGAATCAAGACAGAGCTTTGGTTAAAACTACTGAATTACTAGTAGGGAAAGCTGTTGCTAAGGAGTTAGCTAAGACTCTAGTACCTAAAGAGCTTAGAGCGTTATATAACATTATCGATGCTATCGGACAGTGTGTTAGTACAGATGAGTACAACAAACAATATGATAGATTAGAAATGGCTTATGCTAATGCTAATGTTGCAAAAGTAATTACTACTCAGGATGAAGCTGATCTAAAACTAAGAATTGTTGAAGAGGAAGGTAAATTAAGTTTCCTTAAACCTGAAGAGGATGCAGATATTCTTAATCAATTTAATAATTAATGGGTTTTCTTCATAGAAAAACTGCTAAGGGTAAAGGTGGGAGTATAAAAGCTCCCACTTTTGATCCTTATGGCAGATTCAAAAATACAGGAGATGGTATGTTTGGATTCAGGAAGGATAATCATATTATAATGCCGGGAGTTACTGGTTACGAAAAAAGGAAACTTGAAGGCGTTAAGAAATATGTAGAGAAACAAACTCAGAAACCTTGTACGTTATCAACTGAGTTAATCAATGATGTTTACAGTGTTTATGTAAACAAAGATGTGAAGAGAAGACCTGAAACGGATGATAATTCAATCAGGCATCAAGTTATAGACAAAGTTTACGACTCTCTTACTAAAGTTGTTACTGAAGATTCTCCTTTATACACTCAAATACTAACGAGAGAACTAGCAATGGTTCTTCAGAAGGTAGATGACGAAATGAAAGAGGAGCAACAAAAGCAGAATGGTGATGGAGAAGGAGACGGAGAATCTGAAGGGTTAGAATCTTCTACTGGAGCTAGCGGTGCTGGTGATGGTAGTGGAGATCAAGAAGGTGAAGCTGAAGCACAAGGAGATGGAGATGGAGAAGGAGAAGATGGAAGTGCAGGAAATCCGAATTCATCTAATAATGGTGCAAGTAAAGATTCCGGATCAGGTAACAGAGAATCAGCTAGTAGTAAAATAGCTGAAGACTTGTTAGATAAAGCTGAAAAGGATATTGAAGACGCGAAGTCTAAAGCTGATGAGAAGATTAAAGATTTAGAGGATCAATTAGGTAAAGAAGCAATGAAGGATTTGATGAATACTAATCCAGAGTTTCTTGAAGAGATTGATGAGCTGAAGGAGAATCTTAAGAAAGTATCTATCAATAAGGAGAGTATTAAAAAAGTGATGGAGAAGATTCTTAATGAGTCTATGAACTACTTTTCTTCTAAATTCAAAAGAGTTGAAGAATCACTGTTTGATTGTGAGGAATGTGAAGATCTATTTGGTCTTGAATTCTTACATCCTATATTTAGGAATGCAGAGATTATGAATATTGGTAATGAGACTAGATTATACAAGGGTAAGATGGATTTATATCTTGATTGCTCTAGTTCTATGAATTATACTGAAACTTTTGAAGGTCACTCGATTAGAATGATAGATCTTGCTAAGGGTATTGCAATGGTTTTATACAGAATGGGAATGATTGAGAATCTATATTTCTTTGACGGATCTCTTTATGAGATTAATAACGTTAATGAGATTAGTATTTTGAGTTTTTCTAAGACTGGTGGAACAAATTTCAACAAAGTAGTTGAGAAGATTAAAATCAATGGTAACAATTCTGTTGTTATCACTGATGGACATGATAGCTGTCGTGAGTATAGTAAGAGAGCTTTCTGGATAGGTATTGGAGGAACACAGTTCAATAGCAACGGCAACGACGCGTTTGCTCAATATAGAGCAACTGGTCAATGCGTGGCTTATGACTCTGATAATAGTAAATTCGAATACTGTAAATAATGGCTTTAAAAGAAAGAAGTCATGGAAAATTTGCTAATAAATTTTGTAATGTGGTTAGTGAATTGATAATTCTTGAGGAATTAGGCTTTAAAGAGGATAGTTTTCATGGATGGAATTATATTATTTATCAAAGTAATAAATTCTCAAAATCCCTTGTAGCTTCAGGAGATTATTTGTATCTTCGTGACCAGCAGGGTGATAAGTGGACTGATGTTAGCTTATGTACCCTATGGAACAGAGATATAGCAGGCCCAATCAAAAAGAGAGAGATTGAGGATTTTATTAACTTATTAAAAGCAGGAAATGTTAGAAAACAGAAAGAAGCCCATTGATATGATATTCATACCAGGGAATGTTCCTTCGCTGAAAAATTCTAAAGTTAAGACATCTAGGGGAATATTTCATTCCCCAACGGTGTCTAAATTTATTAGGAGTCTAGGTATTCAACACTTTAATTCTCGTAAGAAAGAGATTAAAGGGTATAAAGATCCCCTCAGACCTAATAAATTTGAAGCTTTAAGAACAGCGTTTGAAACAATGAGAGCAGGTAAAGGTGATCCCCTGATAATAGGATACCATCAAGTAAGAGGCAGTAAGAGATTATTTGATTTCAGTAATAGTGTAGAGTTGATTCAAGATTTATTGACAGCTCATGACTTTATTGAAGATGATAATGTTAAATATGTTTTTCCAGTACCTATGACAATTGATGGGCATTTGCCTGTTGAGGGTAAAATTAGAGACAAACCATTATACTCAGTGGATAAAGAAAATCCAGGAGTGTGGATTAAATTATTTTAAATGACAAGAAACAAAGGAAAGCATTTTATTTCAGATCTGAAGTTATATTCAGATTATTTGAAGTGGGATGAGAAATTAGGAAGACCTGAGCTATGGAGTGAAGCAGTTAAAAAAGTACTGAACACTCACAGAATGAAGTATGGTAAGAAGGTGAATAAGCTTTTGGAAGAGATAGAGCCTTATTATTTGAATAAGGATATGTTGGCATCACAAAGAAATTTACAGTTCAGAGAGGACTTGATATTACGTAACAATGCAAAGTTATATAACTGTTGCACAACGTATGCTAATTCACCTGACGTATTCCATAAAGGATTCTGGGTATTATTATCAGGAACAGGCTTAGGGGTTTCTTTAAAGAAAAAGTTTACTTCTCAATTGCCTCCAATACACAGGAGGCGTAAAGGCACTAAGACTTATGTGGTAGATGATTCTATCGAAGGATGGGCAGACGGAATGAGAGTTTTATCTAGTTCTTATTCTAAGCATAATTCATTATTGCCTGAATACTTTGGGTATGAGATTAAGTTTGATTATTCCAAAATAAGGCCTAAAGGATCTTTAATAACAGGAGGCTTTAAAGCACCCGGACATGAAGGATTACAGCAGGCATTTGAGAGAATTGAAAGAATGTACGATCAAGATATTGACAATAATGGAGGAGACTCTTGTGTTTTAAGAAATCTTGTTACATATGATACATTCATGCATTTATCAGATGCAGTATTATCTGGAGGAGTAAGAAGATCCGCAATGGATGTTATTATTGATGAGGATGATATTGAAATGATACATGCTAAGACAGGTGACTGGAGGGTTAGTACTCCGTGGAGAGAAAGATCTAATAATTCAGTAGGATTGATTAGAGATAAATTCTCTAAGGATGCTTTTGAATACTTAGTATCATTGAATGATGGGATATCAGACATAGGATTTGTATTTATGTCTCATGAAGATGAGATGTTTAACCCATGTTTTGAAATAGGATTTAACTTTTACGAACAAATAAAAGATCTTGACTATTCGGCATTCCAATTTTGTAACTTAAATGAAATATCAGCGTCAGCTTGTGTAGATAAGAAAGGTAATTTCTCTAAAGAGAAGTTCTATGAGTTATGTGAAGCTGCATCGAAGTTAGGAACACTTCAAGCAGGATACACAGACTTTCCTTATCTAGGTAAAGAAACAGAGGATATAGTTGCAGGAGAAGCCCTATTAGGTGTCTCAATTACAGGATGGATGACTCAACCAGAGTTGTTTAATGCAGAAATATTAGAAGAAGGAGCAAGAATAGTCTTAGAGACTAATAAAGTCGTAGCATCTCACATTGGAATAAATCCAGCAGCGAGAACCACGACAGTTAAGCCTTCTGGTAATGCTTCTGTAATATTAGAGACAGCTTCAGGAATACATCCTGAGCATTCTCCAAGGTATTTCAGAGTGATGCAGTTAAACAAAGGGATGGAAACAGCTCAATGGATGACAGCTAATCGACCAGAAATGTTAGAGGAGGGAGTTTATTCAGCTACTAATTCAGACTACGCAGTGTTTACTCCGTGTGAAAACCCTGAAGGTACATTGTATAAAGATGAGATGACAGGAATTAAGCATCTCGAACTTATTAAGTTAGTTCAGAAACATTGGGTTAGACCAGGTGGAGTTCCAGAAAGAGCTTATAATCCTAAGACAGAACACAATGTAAGCAATACAGTTATCATTGATGATAAGAAGGAAATAGTGGATTACCTGTTTGAGAATCAAGCAGATTTTACTGCAGTTTCATTCATGTCAAACTATGGTGATAAAGATTGGAATCAAGCACCTTTTACTTCAGTGTTGAATACACAGGAGTTAGTTGATAGATATGGAGATGGAGTGATGTTTATGTCAGGATTAATTGTAGATGGATTACATTATTTTAATGAGGATCTATGGACTGCGACGGAGCATATCTTGAATAAAGATTTACCTCTTGATGGTACAAAATCACAAGTGTTGCTGAAGAAAGAATGGTTAAGGAGAGCTAAGCAGTTCTCAAGAAGATATCTTAAGGGAGATCTAAAAGAAACTGTTTACTGTATGAAAGATGTTCATCTGTGGCATAAATGGAACGTAATTACGAAGAAGTTTAAGCCAGTAGATTTTACATCAATACTGACCAAGCCATCTTATATAGATGTTAATACGATTGGAGCAGTTGCTTGTGCAGGTGGTTCATGTGAAATTTAATAAACAAAGATAATGGCAATAGAAAAAACATTAGAAGTATTCGCAAGAATTGGATTCAGTGATCAGGTGGTGCCTTTAGCTGATGCACATGACAATGATAAACCATTAGTAAGTGATGAATCATATTTAGTAGGATATGAAGATGAATCAGGTAGAGAATGTGATTCAGATGGTGTATTCTTGACTCAAAACTATAAGACTTAATGGCAATACAGGATCATAACTTAAAGTTGACGGAACAAGAGTACAGAGACTTAGAGCTACCATCTTATTCAATGTTATCTAGTATAGATAAACAAGGATTAGATGTGGTAGGAGGCGTGAAACAGAGCTTTAATTTAAAATTTGGTAGTTTAGTTGATATGATGTGTTTCGAACCACATCTTGTTGAGAAAACCTTTCATAAGGGACTCTCTCCTAAGCTACCTACAACGAATGTAAAGAAAATTTGTGACCTAATCCTAGAAGGTCTTGATGGTGCAGAAGGACAAATCTCAGACACCATTACTGCTTTAGGGAGAAGGAAATCAAGAAAGATTACATCCAATATTAAACAGTACGAGAAAGATATTCTTGCATCTGCTACTAAATTAGATGTCTATAAGAATTATTCTGAAACTAAAACTATCGAGACGGTAGTTAAGGCAGGATCAGAATATTTTAAGGACAGAATTAGGAGTAGAGGAAAGAACTTGATTAAACCTGATATGTGGGATCATGCAGCTCATACAGCAGCTACATTAATTACACATCCTTATACAGCTAAATACTTTGCCCAGAATATTCCGGGTATAGAGATTATTTACCAGTATAAGTTTGATACAGTAGTTGATGGTAGAAGATGTAAAGGGATGTTAGATTGTCTTGTAGTGAACCATAATGAGAAGTTAATATTTCCAATAGATTTAAAGACAGGTGAGGCTCCATGTAAAGAATTCCCAATGTTATATACCCTTCATAGGTATTACATTCAAGGAGCTTTATATAGAGAAGCACTAAAAGCTATTGTTGATAATGATTTTGAATTAATGGGATACACTGTTAGAGAATTTGAATTTGTTTACATATCCAAGATCAATCCAAATAGACCATTGAGATTTAAAGTTGCTGAAGACATGCATACTGCGGCTCTAAATGGTTTTGTAGATAGATATGGATTTGCTTACAGAGGAGTATATGATTTGTTAGATGACTACTATTATAGTGTTCAGAATAACATGGCTGATTACACTCTCGAACAACAGCAATCAAAAGGTTTGGTTGAAATGAATTTAAAATCTATAACAGAAGCGAGATGAAAGACACATTTAAAATCAATTTAGTTAAGAATAAGAGCTTGACTTATATGCTTCCTTTGGTTGATACTGAAGTGAAGTTTGAGTATGCTCAGTTCTTATTAAATTGTTATGTATCTTTTGATGATGGCGATGAAACTTTTTGTGTTATGTACGCTTGGTCTAGCAAACCAGGCTTCCTGAAATATGAAGGTAAACTAATGAGCCACCCAATGTACCTTGGTCATTCTGACTTTGGCGAGAAGGTGGTTTACAAGTTTAAGCTAACACATGTAATGAAGAGAGGCAGAGAATTATTTGCCGAAGGGAAATATAAAGATTTCTCAGATTCCCATAAGAAAGCGATAGAAGAGTACATGAAGAAGATGGGCTACAATAACGTTAGTAGGATTCGAAAGATTCTTGACAAACAAGATTCAGTGAAATCTGATGCTCCTGATATGCAGTTGGAAACTGTAAGCAGGAACATAAATAAACTGATAATTAAAACTGACTCTCCTTTTTCTGACGACATTCCTGAAGTAATATTCGAGACTGTAAAAGGATTTGGGAGTTGATCCATTTCTAGATAAAAAAACCTCGAACTATTTACGAGTGTAATGCCCGAGAAATTTTAAGTGGCTACTATTATCTAAATTAACATTGGGGAGTGTAATAGCTCCCCATTTTTATTAACAATTAAAATTAAATCACATGATATTAAGAAGAAGACAACCTAAGCCACCAGGAATAGGTTCAATATGCATAATTAAATCTAAAGTATTAGATAAAATGGTTCAGCAAGATGCTTACACTGATAATTCAGCTTCCTATATTGCAGAAATAGAAGACAGTAACATTACACGTAGAAGTATGAGAAAGAACCGAGGCAGTAATAATAAAATAATGTGTGCCGACCAACTGTTATTATATGTTGCTGAATCATCACCATTCAAAGGAATTGTTGAAACAATACCATTAGCAATTCGTTGCGATTCTACAACAGGTACAGCCGTTAGACATCTACTTAGCGAGAAAAAGACTTTCTTGATGAGAATAGATTCATTATTGATACCTAGTGAACAAATGTTGATTGATATTAGAGATTACTATGGAAGTACAGCACAAAGCTATATTGAACAAGTGATCCAGAGTGAATCATATTATAATCAACCAGAATTCTCATGGGAAAGCAGATAAATTTAATCGACATGATAAAGGAATGCGAAGATGAACAAGAAATTAACTACAAAGCAGGAGAAACTACAGAAGTTAAAGATACAGAAGGAGATTGATTATAGATATTTCAATAG